TAAGGGAAATCTCTCGCAAATAGGGGAAGCCTCTCCAAATTTGGACGAAAACGAACCGAGACACTATGAACCCGGGCGAATACCGGCGAGACTCTCAACGCCAAGTCATGGAGGTATTAGCTTGGGCTCCGAAGTGGTGGAGTGGGCGAGCGATCATCTCGGAATCGAGCTTTATCCGTGGCAGGAAGAGTTTTTGAATGGTGCGCTCGAGGTCGACGATGACGGAAAACTCTTAAATCGTTATTCGCTCGCTAGTTGTGCTCGACAACAAGGGAAAACGGCGCTTCTCGCTTCCCTCGTCGGCTATTGGCTTACGGTCGGTCGTGTACGTTGGGGAGCACCGGTAACGGTTCTCTCTGTAGCGCACATGATCTCAACCGCAGAGCTCCTCGCAATAGATCCGAGTCACGGACTGTTCACGATCCTAGAGGAACGCTACGGATTTAAGACGTACGTTTCTTCCGGGCGAATGATGGTCACACACGACGACGGGTCTTGGTGGCGTATCCAGTCGAGCTCACCGAAAGCCGGACACGGACTCTCAGTCGATCTTCTCATCGTCGACGAGCTGCACGCAGTCAACGAAACCGTAGTGAACGGCGGTCTCCTACCTACGCAACGTTCTCGACCTATGCCATTCACGGTATTTACCTCTACCGCTGGAGATGAGTCATCGGCTGCGCTTATCAACTGGCGAGAGCGAGGAATGAGAGCGATCGAAAAAGGCGAACCCGGTCGACTGCATTTTGCAGAGTGGTCACCTCCACCAAATATTGAGATCGGCGATCGACGCTATTGGCATATGGCTAACCCGGCTCTTGACCTCGGCTATCTCACTTGGCAAGACCTCGAGGACGAATACGGCTCACCAGATAAACAACAATTCATCCAATACACGCTCAATATGTGGACGGCAGCTATCGGATCTTGGCTACCGGTCGGAGCGTTCGACAAACTTGAAACCGCCGACGAAATGCCAGAAGGCGGAATTATTGCGGTCGATTCTGACTCCGACGGTACTTGCTACGTCGGTGTAAGAGCTGCGCTCCGGGAAGATGGAATGGTTCAGCTGCGCTCAGAATTTCGAGTCGAATCGTTGTATGAACTTTGGGAAGAGCTGCGGAAACAAGACTCGAAAACAAAACTCGCATTGACTCCAGGGATCCAAGCGGTAGCACCGCTCGACCTCCAACGGAACTCCGATATTTGGGGATCTCGAGAAATGACCCAATTTACGGCGATCGTTCGAGGACTTATCCTCGAAGAAAAGATCCGGCACTCCGGTCAAGTGTCACTCGCCGAACATATCAACCGTGCGGTAGCAGGAAAAAACCGGAACGGAACGATAACGTTAACGTCGATACGTTCACCGGGAGCGATCGAACTTGCACGTTGTGCGGTCGCTGCAACCGGAAAAGTCATCGGAACACCAGCAAAACAAAAACCAAAATTTGTTACCTCGAAATGATTTACACAACTTGTCCACAGATGATAGACTCCAAATGTGGGACTCTTTCGATCTCGGCAGTCTGACTCGCCACCATTGCGCGCAGCAACCGGTATCGGTCGTGTTCCCGGCTTGGCTAATTCTTACAGCGTGGGAGCCGGAGTTAGTCAAGCTCTGTCAATTCCGACCGTTGCTCGAGCGGTAGGTCTCATCACGTCGACGATTGGTGCTCTCGAATTCCGGTCGTACTCGAAGCAGTACAACCCGGAAACCGGCGAATACGATCGCAATTTCTTGCCTAATGAACCGTGGATGGAACGTCCCGACCCGGAAGTATCACGACAATTCCTCGTGTCGAACTGCGTTCGAGAACTCATGATGTTCGGCAGGAGCTTCTGGTATGTAAAAGCCCGGCTCGCTACTGGCTATCCGACGGCGTTCCAATGGCTACCGTACGGCTCGATCTCGACACCGGATCAAGTAGGCGAAATCTGGACGGCACCAGCCGAAGAAATCTATTTTAACGGCGTAGAGGTAGATCCCGGAAACGTCGTCCAATTCATGACCGGTATGCCCGGAATGTTGGACTATGGAAAGCGTGCGATCGAAATTGCGTTAGCGCTCGACAAAGCAGCGCAACGGTTCGCAACCGTCGAAATCCCGGCAGGCTATCTCCAAGTGAAACCCGGCGGAGAAGCACTCTCGTCGGATGAGCTCGAAGAGATCGCTAACGGATGGGCTGCAGCTCGACGAGAAAACGCAGTCGGCATTTTAAACGAACTCCTCGACTACCGGGAGTCGTCGATCAACCCGAGCACCCTTCAACTTGCGTCCGGGCGTGACTACGCGGCCACTGAGCTGGCTCGAGTTACGCAGGTTCCACCGTGGCTCGTAGGAGTCGCAGTCGGCGGACTCACTTACCAGAACTCTGAGCAAGCTCGACGAGATCTCTACCTATTCGGCGCTAAACCGTATGTCGACGCTATCGAGCAAACGTTGAGCGCTCCTAACGTATCGCCTCGAGGACGGTTCGTCGAAATGGACATCTTGTCCGACACCGGCGAAACCGAGAACCTCCCAATGGCAAACCAAGAGGAAACGATCCCTAATGCTTAAATTCACCAGCGAAAACGTACAAATCGAAGCAGCCGAAGGAGGCGAACGACGGATCACCGGTCTCGCAGTCCCCTACGGCTCGGATGCAACCGTTCTCGGCGGAGCACGCGTCCGAGTGCTCGAGGGAGCGCTACCGACCGACGGTAAAGCTCCTCGACTGCTCGCCGAACACGACCCGACCCGAGTAATCGGGCTCGTAACCGAACGAACCTCAACTCCCGACGGGATGACGTTCTCAGCGAAAATCGCTCGCACTACAGAGGGCGACGACATTTTAGAGCTCCTCCAAATGGGGGCGCTCGATTCCGTTTCGATCGGCATTACCCCGACCGACTCAGACTACGAATCCGGAACACTCGTCGTAAGATCGGCCGAGTGGGAAGAGCTATCCGTAGTTTATTCTCCAGCTTTTAAGGCTGCGAGGATCTCCGAAGTGGCAGCGTCCGAGGACGCAGAAACCGAAGAAAACCCCAATCCAGAACCCAACTCAGAAGAGGAAAACATGGAAAACCCAATCGAAGAGGCTCCAGCGGTCGAAGCTGCAGCACCAGAAACCATCCCAACACCTACCGTATTTGCATCCGCTAAGAAATTCTCGATGCCCGGTATCGGCGAATACATCCAAGCAATGCGTGAGGGCGGTCACCGTTGGCACCAAATGAACGACAACATCCGAGCAGCAACCGGAGACGTCGTCGTATCGGATGCTTCCGTTCCGGTTCCAGTCGTCGGCTCAATCTACGACGATATCGACGCTCGTCGACCAGTCGTTAGCGCTCTCGGCGTTCGTGCTCTCCCCTCAGAGGGCTCAACATTCAATCGTCCGTACTTGAGCAGCCACGCAGTCGCCGACGCACAGTCAGCAGAGCTCGCAGCTCTCAATAGCGCCGACGTAGTCGTGTCACAGAAGCAGTTCACAAAGGTGACGATCGGCTCGAGCAACGTGCTCTCCGAGCAGGTCATCGACTGGAGCGCTCCAAGCATGCTCGAGGCAGTCGTGCAGGATCAAGCGTCCGCATACGCTCTTGATACCGAGAACTATGCGATCGCTCAGCTCGCTGGAGCAATGACGAACAGCCAAGAGGTGATCGTTACCGATTTTACGGATGCTTCCGAAATCATCTCCGATATTTACACCGCTGCAGCGTCGATCGCACAAACCGGGAACTACCTCCCGAACGCTCTCGTTGTGTCACCAGCGAAGTGGGCTGCGCTCGGATCACTCGTCGACGCTTCCGGTCGACCAGTATTCCCGCAGGTCGCTCCTATCAACGGAATCGGCGTGTTGCCCGGCGGAGCTACTGAGTACACCGGTAACCCGCTCGGCTTGCAGCTCGTCGTATCGAACCAAGTCGCTACGCAGGCAGTCGGCAACAAAACCGCTACCGAGTACCTCTGGCTCATGAACACTCGAGGAATCGAGTTCTATGAGCAGTACAAGGGCTTTTTGCAGGTTACGAACGCTTCGACGCTCGGCGTGACCGTTTCGGTTCGTGGATATGTCGCTTGCGAAGTGATCGACGCAAACATGATCCGCTTCCTCGGCCCCGACGCGACATTCTGAGCCTCCCCTAAGTAACTAGACCTCTGATCGGCCGATGGCAAACATACAAACTCTCAGCAGCACAAGCGACGTAGTAACCCTCGGGGTCGACGACGCATCTCTGCTATCGGCTGGTCAGATGGTCGTAGTTACCGGTACGGACTACAACAAAATAAACGGAGTCCACCAGCTCACCAAAGTGGATCTCGTTGAGGACGAAATCCAATACGACGTTCACAACCTCGACGACATCGCAGAGGAAGCAGCAACCGGAGTCGTCTCCGCTAACGTTTCTTGGTGCGATATCGACGATGTAGAAGTGTGGCTCGGAATCGAAACCGCAACCGCTAACGATCTAGCGTTCCTGGAGTATTGCGTAGACGCTGCGAATTGCTATGCGTTCCGTTTACGGCACGAAGCGAATTACAAGGATTCTCCGCTTGCTTCGCCGACACCATCAGCGAAACTCGGAACGATCCAACTCGCAGCGATCTACTACCGGCAACGAGGCTCGGTCGACTCCTACCAGTCGTTCGAGCAGCTCTCCACCGGGTCGATTCCGTTCGGCTCAATGGGCACGATCCGTCAGCTCCTCGGCGTGAATAAACCGATGGCACGATGAGCGCCACCGGGATTCTCGCTGCAGCCTACGCAAACGTCGTGAGCCGGTTACAGAGCGCAGGAATGAACGTCGTCACAGACCCGAGGAACGCTCGACCTATGACCGCTTTCGTTGAGTTACCAACGGTGCAGGCGTTTAATTCGAACATCATCGACGCCACAATAATGGTACGGCTCCTCGCTCCACCTCCCGGAAACCAAGACGCCTCCGACTGGCTACTATCCCAAGCGGACGTAGTGCATCAAAACGTCGAAGGAATCACAACCATTAACCCGTCTAGCGTTCTCATCGGAGAGCAACAGATACCCGCAATAGACCTAACCGTAAGAGTCGCCACTAAAAGGAGTTAACTCATGGCAACCACAAGCGTTCTCGCTAACCCATACGTCGAGCTCGACTCGACAGACGTAACAGACCAATGTACCTCGGCAGTCGTAACCTCGACAATTGAGCAGCTCGAAGACACAGCCTTCGGTTCGAGCGCTCGAACCTACACCGCAGGGCTCCAAGCAAATGAAATCACTATCGAAATGATGATTTCATATGGTGCAAGCGAAATCGAGGGACTGTTGGACGGTCTCGTAGGCACCAAGTTCGATACCGTGATCGGCGCTTCAAGCGCTACACCAGCTGCAGATAATCCCGTCTACACGCTGACAAACGGCTACCTCAGCTCGTTTACACCGATTAACGCATCCCTCGGAACCCTCCAGACGGTTTCGATCACCATTTCCGGCGGAGCGCTCACTAGAGCAGTCGCCTAAATAAAAGAAAGGCTCCCACAATGGTCAAATTCACTATCCGAGTCGATATCGGTAACGGCGCTTATGAGGTCGCTACCGGTATCGGTTCGATAATCGCTTGGGAACGCAAATTTAAAACCAAAGCCTCGAAACTCGCAGAGGGAATCGGGATGGAGGATATTCGCTATCTCGCTTGGGAAGCATCCAAGAAAAACAAGATTACCGTTCCGGCGGTATTCGACGATTTCGTTAACCGGATCGAGGATCTCGAGATCGTGAGTAGCGAAGAGGTAAACCCTACCCAAGAGGAACCGTCCGACGGCTCCTCGGAGAGCTTCTCTTAGTAACCGGTTATTGGGGCGGAGACGATTTCGAGCTAGAGGATTTAATCACACTCACGGAAATAGCGGAAGAGCAAAAGAGGAAACGATGAGCGCAGAATTTACGGTACAGACCGACGGTATCGCTAATGTGATCGTCCGCTTAAACAAGCTCGATCCGGGTTTGCGTAGAGAAATCCAAAAGCAAATGAAAGACGTAGCATCTCCGCTTGTTACCTCGGATCGTAGTTTGCTTCCGGCTGCGTCTCCTCTGGACAATTGGGGGAATTGGGGCTCGACCGGGAAACGTCTTATTGGTCGTTATGATCGGAGCGCTGCAGCTCGAGGAATCAAGGTCACCTACAAAGGTTCGAGCGACTCTAAAGTTATCCCGCTTCTCACGTTCACGCAGACGAACGCAGTCGGAGCGATTGTAGATATGGCAGGACGAGCCGGGGGAACCGGTCGACGTTCGGAGGGAGCTCGTCGAGGTCGTGAGATGATCGGCAAACTAAATCGGTCTTTCGGTCGGGAAGCGTCTCGTACTATGTATCCGGCGGTCGTTCAGAACCTTCCGACAGTATTTAGAGAACTCGAGCAAGCAATAGCAGAGGTCGAGGAACAATTCCGAAAGCAGGTGTACGACCTTGTCTAGTGGTATCAGAATTCCGCTCGTATCCGACTGGAACCCTAAAGGGATTAACCAAGCGAAACGAGATTTTAAAAAGTTAGAGACGACCTCGCAAAAGTTTGCGTTCGGGATGAAAAAAGCATTTCTCCCGGCTACCGCAGGTCTCGTAGCTCTCTCCGGTGCAGCGTCTAAATTCATCTCAGCCGGTGAAGCTGCAGCAACGTCGAACGCTCGTATTCGGCAGGTCGCCGATTCGATGGGGCTATTCGGTGCAGCATCCTCCGACGTAACAAAAAAACTAATTGAGCAAGCGGAAGCAACCGCACGCCTCACCGGAGTCGATCAAAACCAAATTAAGCAGGCTCAAGCGTCGCTCCTAACGTTCGGAGAGATTGCTAAATCTGCGGACGAGATGGGCGGAGCGTTTGACCGGGCTACGCAGCTCACTGTCGACCTTGCTGCAGCCGGTTTCGGCTCAGTCGAAACTAACGCTATCCAGCTCGGTAAAGCCTTAAACGACCCGATCAAGGGACTCTCGGCGCTGTCGAAGTCTGGTGTGACGTTTACCGAACAAGAAAAAGAGCTCATTACTACCCTCGTCGAATCTGGTAAGCAGTTCGAGGCTCAAGACATGATCCTAAAAGCGATCGAAAAGCAGGTAGGAGGAACCGGAGCAGCCACGGCGAACGCTACCGACAAACTAAAAGTGGGTTTCTCGCAGATGGCAGAGTCAATCGGTTTGGCGCTTTTACCGCTCGTCGAAACCGTTATCCCGGTCATGATCGGGCTATTCGAGTTTATGGGCGACCATACCGGAGTCGTGATCGGTCTCGGAATCGCTCTCGGCACACTCGCAGGCGCAATAGTAGCAATCAACGTCGCCATGAAAACCTATTATGCGTTTCAAAAGATCGTTACCGCTGCTCAATGGCTATGGAACGCAGCACTTACCGCAAACCCGATCGGACTCATCATCGTCGGAATCGCAGCACTAATCGCAATCGTCGTCTTACTCCTCAAAAAATTTGGATTACTCACTCCAGCGATCGACGCAATAAAAGTCGCTTTCGATGTTGCGTGGTCTGGCATAAGATGGGTAATAAACAAAATCATCGACGGAATAAACTCGGTGATCGGTTTGTTGAACAAGATCCCTGGAGTCGAGATTCCGCAGCTCGGACACCTTGGAGACGAAGCCGAAGAGGTCGCTAAAAAGGTAGACGTTCTCGCTAACCAGTCACTGCAAGCGCTTGAGCAGAAAAGCAAACAAGCAGAACGAGCGCTAGAACCGTTGATCTATTCCATTAAAGGCGTTCGGCGTGAGGGAGACGAATGGGAAAGCACCCTCGGTCGAGTGAACGTCGAAACCGACAAACTCAACGAGGGCGTGCAGACTGCTACCCGTCGGCTCGATGATTTCTTCAATGAGCTCGACCAGAGGCAAGCAGCGGAAGAATTTATCGACGACCTCGGCGAGATCGCAGAGAAGCTCAACGGAATGACCGAGGGCTCTAAAGCGTGGCAAGAGGCAGAAGATGAGGCGTACGAGGCGCTTCGCACGCTTAGACAGGAGCGTGAGGATCTCGACGATTCATTCTTCGAGGTTCTAAAACTTGAGATCGACACCGGAGACCTCGATCGAGCAATCGAACTCATGCAGCTCGTCGACGAATATCTTAAAAACGGTTTTGCTCCGGGCTTTCAAGGATTACAGATCCCGGTTACTTTCGGCGATCTTGGTATGTCTGGATCGTTTATGGGTAATAGCGGTCTTGGAGCGTCCGACGGTTTAATCGGCGGAACCGTTATCAACAACTATTATCCTCCGGGCGTTTCTGAGCAGGACGTAGCAGCAGCTATGGACGGTTTCGTACGATCAAGAGGTTCCATTCCGGCAACCGTGACAGGAAACACAACTCGCCGATGACTATTAGCACCTCTTGGACTGTCCTGATCGGCACAAAAGGATCGTTTACCGATTTCTCGAACCGTACAATGGGTCTTTCGGTTACTAAAACGTTGCAACGTGGAGCGCTCGGAACCGGTACCGCTTCTTTCATGCTTCGCAACAATGACGGCGAGCTCACTCCTCGAGGAGGAGGAACCTACGACGACGTAGACTGGTTCTCGCAGCTCGTCCGAATAAAAGCAACCGTTACTGATGGCACTTCGAGCGAAACCGTACCGGTATTTACCGGAACAATAGAGAAATTTGATTTACAAGACGACGGAACTACCTCGACAGTCACGATCGACTGTCTCGATTTTATGGCGATATCTGGACGTTCACCGGCAGCCGATCTTGGCGCCTACATTCCGAGCAATCCGTCAGCATCCGGAGCGTTCCGAATAATGTATCAGGGATCCGGCAGTTTAATCCCCGGAGTCGACCTAGCATTATTTGGAGGAACCGAGGCGAGAGTATTAACTCCGGCACTTAACACTCCGACTCTCCAGCAGTATTACATACCGTTAGGTAATGTCACGGTTGGCGAGGTTGTAAATAACTCCATTCTTCCGGTCGGAATCTGTCACGTTTGGCCAACCGATTTACGGTTCTCTGGCGAACCGGACGCGATCTACGATCCTGACTATCTGGTGTACTTCAGCGATAGCGACATGAACCGTACTTCGAGCTCGACGAGCGATAAGCGAGCACCGATCACGTTCGAGTTTGTTGAAAACCCGACCGGAACCGAACTACCAAGAAACACAATCCGAACCGGTTACAACTTTAAGGAAATGCGGAACTACGCAACGTTCGAGGGAACGTTTAGCGGAGCAACTAAACAAGAGGTTTCGTCGAGCTCGTCAGTTGAAAAATACGGACAAAGCGCAGTCGGGTTCCGTGCAGCAGCAACATACACGGACGCTCAATCGTTGCAAGCTGCGACCCGTTGGGCGAACCGGTTTAACGACGTAACCTATTCCGCCGACCGGATCACTCTTCAAGCCTCTACGGTAACCGGTCAATGTGACGACGCAGCCTACGAAAGTTTTGCCGATCTCCTCGACATCCGTTCCGGTCTATGGAATGTGGCGACGGTCGAATACACTCCGACCGGTTCCGCTACCGCTCTCACGGATGCAACCGTTATTTATGGGCGGACGATTAACGCAACTCCGCTCGATACGACAATTAGTTGCGAGCTTGTACCGGCTGCTAATTATCAAACGTTCCAGCTCAATTCGGACATTCTTGGCGTGTTGAACACGAATAGATTAGGATAAATAACTATGGGTTTCCCTTATTCGTCAGGCGATGTTTTGACCGCAGCAGACATGAATGCAATTGGTTCGTGGGTTTCGTTTGTACCGTCTTGGGTTAATTTAACGATAGGTAACGGAACAGATAATTGGTATTACGCTGTTGTCAACGAAACTTTGTTTATTACTGGCAGAACTACGTTCGGGAGCACTACGTCGATTACTGGTGCGGTGCAAATGGAAATACCGTATGGCATCACAATCTTTAACGCAGCGCAGCCAGTTGGGAGCGCAGAATATTCGGAAAACGGCGGTGATATTTACATCGGCGAAGTATCGCCAGAAAGTACGACAGCCGTAAGATTTCGAGAGTTTAACGTTTCCGGGTCTTTAATTATTCGCGCAAACGTGTTTGCAACTAGCCCGTTCACTTGGGGAACTGACGATCAAATCCGTGCCACAATGATTTTGAGGTTGACATGATCACAGCAACATGCAAAAACACAGATTGCAAATGGAATGAAACGCCACGCAACGTTGAAGGCGAACCGGCGGAAGTCTTGTGCGGTCATTGTCGCACAAACTGTCAATTGACCGATTTACGCCCTGACCCGCCAGAACCGATCGAAGAATGATACGCGCAACCGTTCTCGTACTCGTCGGGCTCGCCATTACCGCTATCGGTATTTGGGGACTTCAAGAATAGAAAGCAAACAACAATGAACCTCGAAAATCCCTCTAAAGCTCTGATTGCTCTCGTCGGTCTCGTTTGCATAACCGTTCTCCTAGCGATCGGTCAGATCCCAAGCGAAGCCGGAACCGGCATGATGGGAACGATCCTCGGCTACGCAGTCGGAAACGGAATCGCAGCTAAACAAGGAAAACCGGTCTCGCCGATCATCGGAGCGAAAAAATGAGTTACACGAATTGGCACGACGGACGCAAACCGGGCTCACCATACAACAAGCCGAGCCCAAACCTACGAGCGATCCTCGCCTACTGTCATGCTCGATGGGGACTAACCGACCTCGGCTGCTATGGAGTGCGTCCGATCCGTGGCGGTACCCGGTGGAGTGCTCACGCTTTCGGCGCAGCTCAAGATATGTCATATCGAGGTTCACCGAGCCGAGAAGTAATCGAAACCGAAGTAATCCCGTTCCTCGTCGAAAATGCCGAAGCGCTCTCAATCCAGCGTGTTCACGATTACTGGTCTCGACGTTACTGGCAGGTCGGTAGAGGCTGGATCAACCGTCCTCCGGGCGGTAAAAACGACCATCTCCATATCGAAACGAACTCCGACGGATGGAACGACGGACGACCCGTCGAGGAACGCATCTCCGGAGCTCCAAAACCGGCACCGAAACCAGCACTCCAGGAACGTCCTACTTTGCGGATCGGCGACAATGGCGCAGCAGTCCAAGAAATGCAAACCATCCTCCGCAAATTGAAATACAAGAATTCGACCGGGAAACGTCTGATCGTCGTCGATGGCTCGTTCGGCGCAGCTACCGACAAGGCGTTACGGAAATTCCAACAAGACCGACGACTAGAGGTAGACGGAATCTGCGGACGTAAAACGTGGGGAGCGCTCCTCGAGGCTTGACATAAAGCGGAAAATCCGCTTAACTATGCGAACACGAAAAACAGGAGGGGACATTATGCGTCTCGTTATCACGTTCGCTATTTGCGCTGGATCATTTTTTGGGCTCTCGAAGCTTCCCTCGGAAGCCGAACTCGAGCAACAGATGAGCGACATCACAGACGGCTTCCAAGCCGAAATAGTCGACTACTGGAATTCGACAACGACCACCACAACCGACTACACTTCCACAACGTCGGCAACGGCACCAACAAAGAATGTTTCATCGGGCTCGATCCCGACCACTACTGCGTCTCCTCGAGATTTCGTGTGCGGTAGCTGGTCGGGATCGGCTCGTTCTATGGGCTGGTCAGAAGAGCACCTCGAAACACTCGGACAGATAGCGCAAGCCGAATCCGGCTGCAATCCGCTCGCCCACCGAACCGATACGGACGGTTCGACGTGCTCCGGCGACTACGGACTTCTACAAATCAACTGGACAGCTCACGGAGAGCGCATTACCGCTCTCGGTTACAGCTGCGAAGATCTCTACACACCAGCGGTCAACCTTTTAGTAGCACGCTGGATCGTGTACGAGCAAGCAATACAAGCCGGTTACCGGTGCGGATTCCAACCGTGGTATTCGTCCGGTGACTACTGCAAATAAAGGAAAAAATTATGAGCTCCCACATTTACTACAGGAACACCGACCCGGAAACCTCGAGGCTCGCTGCGGAAGCGTTAAACCTTACGCTTCGCAATAAGCACATAGAAATCCTCCGGGTGATCCTCGACCTCGACGAAGCAACCGACGACGACATAGCGAACGAAGCAGTCATCCGAGGGATCGCAAAACGACACGAAGAGGCACGACGAGCAATCCGAACCGTTCGAGATAAAACCGAATTCATCATCCCGGCGATCGGCGACAACGGACAAAAAATCCGAGAGAACTCTTCCGGGCGTTGCGCTCGAGTCTGGACACTTTCGGCAACCGGTATCCGCTACACGCTTGAAACGAAACTCTCATGAGCTACCTCGAGAACTACACACCGGTAAACGAACGGCTCCTAATGGCGCTCGAACGCTACCCCGATCTACGAGTCCAAGAACACGGTTACGAGGTTCGACAATTCGGAAACCAAGCCTATCTCGAGTGCATTGTTTGGGTATTTACAACACCGGACGACGAGCGACCGGTTAGAGGCTCGGTGCTCGAACCATATCCCGGTAAAACACCTTTCACGAAAGATTCAGAACTAGCGGTAGGGATGACCTCGGCACTCGGTAGGGCGCTCGGCTACCTCGGTTTCGGTATCGAAAAAGGCATAGCCTCTGAGAACGAAGTTAAAGCTCGTCGAGAACCGGTGCTCGACCCCAACCACTTACCCGATGTCGAGATTAAGCGAACCGGGAAACCGACCGAAAAAATGATCGGCTTCCTCCACACGCTAGAGAACCGAACCGGACAAAAAGCCAACCCCAACGCTTTCGAAGATTTCGATTTATGTCGAGCCGAAATAGACCGCTTACAAGGCAACTAACGTTTGGAAGCCTGTTTAGTGGGATAGGCGGACTCGATCTCGGTTTAGAACGAGCCGGGATGAAATGCTTATGGCAGTCGGAGATCGACTCTTACGCTTCACGCGTACTCGCTAAACATTGGCCGAACATACCGAATTTAGGGGACATAAATGAAATCGAATGGCAACAAGTGGCACCAGTTGACGTTATTTGCGGAGGCTACCCCTGCCAGCCCTTCAGCGTTGCCGGAGCGCGGAAAGGAACGAACGACCCCCGACACCTCTGGCCGCGTTTCGCCGATGCCATTCGCATACTTCGACCAAGATTTGCTTTGCTGGAAAACGTTACAGGGCACCTTTCTCTCGGATTTGGAGATGTCCAAGCCGATCTGGCCTCGATCGGGTACGACACACAATGGGATTGCATACCAGCGGCAGCCGTCGGCGCTCCGCACCTTCGCGATCGCGTATTCATTGTCGCTAGGGACACACGGGCCAAACAGCGACGGACTATGGCCGACAGCGACCACAGGGGATCACACGACCCGCTACGCGCAAGGTGGAATGCCCCTTGGGATGGCTACCAGGATGTGGCCTACACCAGTAGCCAGAGATCACAAAGGTGTTGGGATGAAAGGCCAACTACCAACAACAGTTGCACAGGTAGAAGGCTCTGGGAGCCTGAACCCGGAGTGGGTCGAGTGGCTGATGGGATTCCCAATCGGATGGACAGACTTAGAGGACTAGGCAACGCAGTAGTCCCGCAAGTCGCCGAACACGTTGGACGAATCATTCTGGAGCTCGCCAATGCATAACCAAGGATTAACCGAGAAAGAATTCCAACAGGCACTATGTTAGCTTGCAACGATGACCGGGTGGCGCTGGATTCACTTTCGCACGGTTAAAGATCACCGAAACAACTACTCGACACCACTACAAGGCTCTGCAGGCTTCCCCGACCTCGTTTTGGTACATCCGGAGCGAGGACTACTGTTCGTCGAACTCAAGACCACTCACGGCCGTTTAAGCGAACATCAGAAGCATTGGGGAACCGATCTACTCGCAGCTGGAGCGGAATACTACTGCTGGAGACCAGAGGACTGGACACAAATCAAAACACGATTAGGAGCAAAAT